CCGAGTTCTCATCTGATGAGACTATGAGTGGTAACTCTAACCAAGCAACTCCAACTGAATTTGCGGTTGTTGGTTACTTAACTCGTGGAAACATGGGTACTGATCAGATTGTTCCTCCTAAGGGAACTACTGCTCAGAGACCAGCAATTCCAATTCTTGGTGGTCTTCGTTACAACACAACAATTGCTGCCTTTGAATCTTATAACGGTTCTGCTTGGGTTCCACTAGGAGGTCTACAGAACATAGATGTCACATCTACTTACACTGCTGCTGCATTCCAGACATGCTGGTGTAAGACAAATGGTGGTGGATTCACAGTTACTCTACCTGCTGCACCTAACAAGGGTGATACAATTAGGTTCTTCGACGTTGATAAGACATTCGATACTAACAACCTAACGATTGGTAGAAATGGCAAACCAATTATGGGTGATGCCGCTGACATGACAGTTAACACTGAGGGTGCTGCATTTGATCTCGTATTCTACGACAACTCCTCAGGTTGGAGAGTCTTCACAGTCTAATAGACAAGACTTTAGGGGAACATGAGTTCCCCTTACTTTATATGATGTTCTAATAAATAATAAGGACTGATCTAACAAATGGCTACTTACGGAAGTTACAAAAAAGTTGTACAAGGGCAGATTATTGATTCCACAATCCCCAACTCTGCTCTAGCCGCTGGTGCAGGCCTGGCATATAATGTATTCCATGTATTTGGACAACAATGCCACTGCACTAGTGGATGTTGCTGTTTGTGGACAGTACCAGTTGGGGTTAAGAGAGTAACCTTTGAACTTTGGGGTGCTGGTGGAAATGGACACGGTGCTTGTTCTTGTAACAGGTGTCACCATTACCGTGGTGCTGGTGGAGGATTTTATAATAGTAAAACTATATCTACTACTGGTGGATGTACTTATACTATCTGTGCTGCAGGTGTTTATCGTTGTCTAAGTAGAGAATGTTCTGCTTGTACTGGATGTTCTTCATACGTAAATGGTTACAACTTAAGTAACTTCTGTGCTGTAGGTGGAGCTCAAGGTCAATCAAATACTTCTTGGGATACTGCTTGTAACTCTGATTGGGAGTGCTGCATAAGTCCTACTGCAAATAACGGTGACTTTGGAATGGGTAACCACCGAGGACACTGGGGTGGATCAGTATTTTGTCATTGTAACTGGGTTACAACATGTACTACAAGTGCTCCATTCTTAGCAGGTGGATCAGGTATATCTCAGTCACAGGTTAACTGTTGGATGAGATGTGGAGACTTCTACGCTCCATATGGAGTTGGGGGTCAGGGTGCTATGACTACATATTGCGAACGTTGCTGCGGTCAAGGCGGTACGGGTGGCAGTGGAGTTGTTAAGATTACATACACATAAGGACTAGAAAACACAATGGCAAGTTATTCAAGTTATAAAAAATTAACAGGCGATGAACTAGCAGATGGTTCAGTAGATGCTGCTGACTTAACAGTTGCTCTTAACGCTGTGTATGGTGTTAAGTGGTTCTACGGTACTCCTGGTGCTTGTACACCAGGTTGCTGTTGTTTATGGACTGTACCGACTGGTGTAAAGAAAATCCACATTCAAATGTGGGGGTCAGGAGGTAACGGTTCAGGTTCTTGTTCCTGTAACAGATGTCATCACTACATGGGTAGTGGTGGTGGATACTACAATACAAAAACTATTGATACTCAAGAGGGATGTACATATACTGTATGTGCTGGTGGTGTTTATCGTTGTTATTCTAGAGACTGTACTGGTTGTGAAGGATGTTCATCATACGTAAATGGTTACAACTTAAGTAACTTCTGTGCCATTGGTGGTCAGAGAGGTAGATCACAAACATCATGGAATACATTATGTGTTTCTCGTTGGTGCTGCTGCTTGAACCCAGGCAACAACGGTGGTGAGTTTATGCAAGGTACTCACACTGGTGGTTGGGACGGTGCTGAATTTGTTTATGATAGAGGATTCTGTCATTGTTATAACAGAGCACATTATTCTCAAGGTGCTGCATTGATTGGTACTGTATCACAGCAATCTATTAGAGAGTGCTGGGTACGTTGTGGTTGCTGGACTGTACCTTATGGTAATGGTGGGCAAAACGCTATGACTACATACTGTGAACGCTGTTGCGGTCAAGGTGGTACTGGTGGCGGTGGACTTGTTAAAATTACATACTTCTAAAGGACTAAAAAATGGCAGTTTATTCAAGCTATAAAAAGATTGATGGATCTAGTTTACCAACTGGTAGTGTTACTGCTGGTAAATTAAATGCCACTGGATTGGATACATGGAATGTTAAATGGGTCTATGGTGATCCTAACCCATGTACTTCAGGTTGTTGCTGCCTATGGACAGTTCCAACAGGAGTAGCAAGAGCAACGTTTGAACTCTGGGGTGCTGGAGGAAACGGACATGGATCATGCTCTTGTAATAGATGTCAAATATATGCTGGTGCTCAAGGTGGGTACTATGCTACAAGAACTATTAATGTAACAGCAGGTAATACGTATACTGTATGTGCTGGTGGTGTATATCGTTGTTACTCAAGAGAGTGTCAAGGGTGTTGTGGATGTATGTCATATGTTAATGGTACAGGATTAAATAACTTCTGTGCTATTGGTGGTAGAGGTGCTTGTGCTGAAGGTAACTGGTCACTAGCATGCTTCTCTAACAATGCTTGCTGCCGAGGTCCTAATGACAACGGAGCAGAATTTGGAATGGGTAACATGCCTGGTGGATTCTGGAACCCAAGAGGTGTATTCTGTCACTGCCACGGTAGATTTAATATTCCTACTGCTGCACCATTTATTGGTACTAACGTCTTTACTAACCAAAACTTCTGTTGGGTTCGTTGTGGATGCTGGACTGTACCATACGGACATGGTGGACAAAGTGCTATGACCAGCTATTGCGAACGCTGTTGTGGTCAAGGTGGTACTGGTGGTCCAGGACTTGTTAAAATTACATACGTTTGATATAATAATAAAACGTTTGAACTTTAGGGTGCGGTCAAACGCATCCTTTTTAATGTTTTATATTATAAATAATACCGATGGTGTTATCCAGAACAAAATAACCGAAAGGAATTATGGCTACTAACATAAGCGTCGAATACGACCTCCCTCTACCAAATGATTACATGGTAGACCATGCTTTTACCGATGGTAAAACACGTAAGTCCACATATGATGGACCTGATAAGATCTGGTTACAGATTGGTGCAGATGGAACAGAAAAAGCTGGACCTCTAAATGAAGATGACATATTAGATGGTCGTCCAATGCCAGCAGACGTAGCACAGTGGTTTGAAGTTGACTGTGCAACAAACCCTCTCATATGCCAGTTAAGAGGTATGCCTATAGATGAGAAGGAAGAAGATTATACTGATAGTGCAATTGCTTCAATTACTCCTGCAGTATCTGGATATCCCCAGTGTACATATGGAACACCATTGATGCCTAATGACATCTATGATAAGGATAGTGTTAAAGTTGTAGGTGGTAGTATTACTATTCAACCATTCACTGCTATCGGTAAGTTACTTGATAGAGAAACTGATCTTACTTGGGATGATATTAGGAAGCATAGACAAGGTGCTCTTCAAGCATGTGATGGTAAGGTTACAGAAGATATGCCAACTGATCTTAAAGAGAAGTGGAAAACATATCGCCAGAAGTTAAGAGACTTCCCTGCAACAATGGCAGCAGCAGGTGTTACACCTAATGGTTCATACTACATGATGCCATTATCACCTGATGATGAAGTACTTCCAACAGATGGTGGACTATCTATTAGTTAATTGCTTTTACTTTAATTATGGATGAAAGATTTAAGATTTATAAGTTTGATTACATAAAAGAAAACCAAGCAGAGATTATAAGGGTGGCATCTGATTGTCACCGTTCTCTGGTAGAAGACGGATTCGGGGACACAACCTGGAGTTATTATTTGTATAATATCTTCAGTGTCACCAGTCCGTCTATTCATTTCTGGAATATTTTTAAACATCTACGTGGTATTATTAGAGAGAATGTAGATGATGAGAGGTGCTGGTTCCAAGCATGGTTAAATTATCATGACCATGATTCGGTTTTAGATTGGCATAATCATTCTGCAGCATGGCATGGTTACATTGCATTGGAACCACAGGATACCACAACACAATTTGGTGACTGGGAAGTTAAGAATGAGACTGGTAATATATATTTCGGTAGAGGGAACATTCGTCATAGAGTGGTGAATGATTCCTACTATACAGGTAAGAGACTTACTATTGGGTATGATGTAATACCTGAGAGTATGTTTAATAATATTAATGCACGGGCAACCAAACAATATGGTGCTATGCCCTTGCTATAGTTGACAAAATACCCTATAATAAGGGGATAAATAAAGAAGAGATTATTATTCTTTGGAGTATATGCAATGAGATCGAAGGCGTTTTTTGTTAATGGTGGAGCAGGTAGAGTACTGTCGTCCATACCTGCGTTTGAAAAGTATGCAGAAACACACGATGATTTTGTCATTGTATGTGAGGGAGGGACTGACTTCTTTAAAGGTCATCCAACATTAGATGGTAAGGTATATGATAATTGGCATAAGAATTTATTTCAAACACAATTAAAGGATCGTGATATAGTATCTACAGAACCATATAGGATCTGGGAATATTATAATCAGAAGTGTAGTCTTGCACAGGCATATGATATTCAAATCAATGAGTTAGATGAACCAAGAGAACTTCCAGTTCCTAGAGTTGAACTGGCAAAGATGGAAGCAATACAAGGATTCAATGCAGTAGAAGAAGTAAAGAAAGGAACTGGTAAGGATAAAGTATTAGTAGTTCAACCTTTTGGTAGATCAGTTGAGCAGGTTGGTGATGATTTTATTGCTGATATTACATCACGTAGTTTTCCTTTGAATGCTATTGTTGAAATTATTAATGAACTTAA